AAAGTTAAAGTATTGTTTAATCTTATAAACCATTCAAAGGTATGTTTAACACCAAAAACAGGGACTTGTGAATCACCGTTTGAATTGTTTACCCAATGTAAAGCGTTTTTATAATTTGCATTTATATCAATAGTTACTTTATGAATTCCATTTAAGCCTGCAATATAATAGTTATTAGTATTTATTAAATTAGAATATCTGTTTGGATTACCTTCTATTATTTGATTAAATCTAAAACGATTATAAGTAACTCCAGTATTTCCTTGATTAATTCTGTATGTTAAATAAAAGTTTGTTCCCCAAATTTGTGGGTTACTGATTCTTTCATAACCAGTCATTCCTCTTTGTGAATTATCTGCTCCTTTATAATTGTTTGAATCAATTGTTTCTTGGTCGTTTTTTAAATCATTTTTTGATGTTGGTAATATATCATTATTATAAGCATCAATACTTTGATTTATGTTATTTACTAATGTATAACCAGCATCTTCAACAATTGCCTGTATTAAAGTTTTTCTAAAAAAAGCAGGTAATAATAGACGAACATCAACTGTTGTACTTGCTGTTGGCATCCCGTTATAATCAATCATTGGAAAATATATTCCCTCTGTTGCATTTCTTAAAGCAATTACGTTATTTAAATTCCATGTTGTTTTTAAATTAGGATTATTACTTAAATTAATTTGATTAATGTTTTTATTCTTTATGATTTCATAGAATCCAGCATTCCCAGTAAAGAATTGTAAACTAATATCATTATCAATTATTTCAATAGAAACAAAACCACGCTTAAATAAAAAGCCATCAATTAATATTTCACAATCTAATCTATTATAAGGTATTGTTGAGTCTGAATTTAGAAAATCAGAATATCCAATTAATTGTAAATTCTTATTTGTTTTAGGTACTTTAAATGTATTTGAGTATTCGCTTTCTCTTTTGGTAATATCTTCAATATTAATTAAAGAAAATGATTGCACGATTTTTTCATCATCGTATAAATCAATGATTTCGTTTTGTATTTTAATTTCGAGAATAGCCACATTTATTGTCTTTGTATGTTTAACCTTTCAGCATATAAAAAGTTCATTGATATTTCATACATATTTTCCTTTGTATTGTATTTATCAAATGAACCAATATCTAATATTAACGGAATAAAAACACCGTTTATAAACTGCCAACATTGTATTGAATATCTAAGGGTATCTAAAAAATCAATTTGATTTAAAGTTAAGCCTGTTGCGTAAACTCGAAATCCATTATGTACGTTTTTAATTTCAGAATATCTTTTAATATTATTATTTAAGTACGTGCTTGTTTTTCCTATTTCAACATTAAAATCTTTTCGCTGTGTAAAAATATAATTACCTCTTCCGCCCTGTCTGTTTAACCAAACTATATTTACATTTTCATCTGAACAGCAATTATTTATTTCTTCAAATAAAGATTCTACTACAATAACAGTAATTGATGCAGTACCCTCAAAAGTATTTCTTAAATAAGCACTTGCGTTGTAATAAAAAGTTCCTGTTGATGTTGGAGCTAAACTCCAAAATTGAGTATAAGACCCAATTGTGTTATTTGTTATCCACGCTGGCAAAGTACTATTAATTATAAGCTGTTCACCATTAGGAAATAATCCATCTGTTCCAAAACTTACTTGAGTTGTTTTATTTTTTTTAACTCTAATAACTCTATCATATTTATTATATTGAATACCTGCGTTATTATAAACATTAACTGGTGGCGGACTTACAACATTAAAAACAAATTGATAACCATTATATTGTCCTGTTGTAAATCCTTTGTAAAAATAACTATCAAATGTTAATATAAAAGTTCCTGCTACTTCTATTTTTACCTTTATTTCTTTTATATAATCAGTTCCGTTCCATAATGAACTCGGATTTAATGCAGTAATATAACTTAATGGGTAATCTAATGTATTTACGTTTTCTGAATCTGATATTATTAACCAGTTAGGTATATTACCAAATTGATTATAACTAAAATAAGTAATGACAAAGTTTTCAATGTAATTTAAATTTATATCCATTGAAGGCTCATAATCATTAATATAAACATTGTTTAAATTAATGGTTATTTCCTGCCCTACTAATAAACTAAATGTCTTACTTGGAATTGCCATTATGAAGTTGTTATTATTCTATATTTAATTGAATAATTTATAGTTCCATTACCTCCTGAAATTGGGTCTCCGCTTGTTAATATTACAGAATCATTTATTACAGCAGTTCCAAAATCTGAATCAGTAGGGTAAGCATTATAAACTTTGCTTGTAGTTCCATTTAATATTGTATCTGTTAAAGGTTCTAATATTACAGCACTTGCAGTATTATAACCTATTCTTAAAGGCGCAGTTGTTGTAAAACCTGTTCCACCAGCTTTGTAATGAAATGAAGTATTTTCAATAACATAATATTTATTTGCTCCTGAAACTCCTAATAAAGTAATCGGTGTTGTGTCTAAAGCATTAATTTGAGCAGCTGTTAAACTTCCTGTTAATTCACTTACTGGAAATGTTTGCCATGTTTTATCACCTCTCCAATATTGTGAGGTTGTTCCTGCTGTAATTAAATCTTCGTACGAATCAGTAATGTCATTAACAACTGTTCTTACATCGTTTGCTGAAATATCGCCTGTTGTGTTATCTGCCAACAAAGAAGCGATTTCGCTTAATATCTGTGCTTTTGTTTTTACTGCCATTTGTAATTATGTTATATCAAAACCTTGTGTAAATTGATTTGTTTGAAATGCATTATTGAATCCTGTTACTGCTGGATTATAACCGTTAAATATATTTAATTTAGGATATCCATTTTCAAATATAGTAAAGAATGTGTTTCCGCATCCCCATAATAATTGTTCGTCTACATTTGTTAAAGGTAATCCACTACTAATATGTAAAGCATTTAATTGGTCTGTAGGTATACTTGAATTTAATACTAAAACTAAATCACTAACTTCGTCATCCCATTGTAACCTTACTGCATTAAATACGCTAAAATCATAATCCTGATATAAGTCAGGAGGTAGTATTTGAAATATCTTTTGAGCTAATCCTTTTATGTTTATTTCAACTTGAATATCACGATTAAATGTATAAGAAAAAGAACTTACTAATGTATAAGGTAAATTGTCAGGAAATTGTTCGCCTGTTTCAAAACCTTTATATAAACTAAATGTTGGTAATCTTAAATGTTTAATAAATACATTTCCTGTTATATTTGAACTAAATTCATTGTCAATTACAATCGTATTATTTGTTGCTGTTAATACTCTATGAATTCCTGAATAAATACCCGATGAAATCCATACATAATCATTTTTTACTGGAGTAATATCAAACGTATAATAAAGATTTAATTGTGTTTTTCCAGTTCCAACACTTGAAACTATTTGCTCACTTGCTGAAAATATTTGATATTGTTTAAAATCAAACGTAAATATAATTTCGGAATAAGCTGAATTCCAAAGATAATCGGGTGCATTTGATAAATATATATTTGTAGCCATTAACCTATACTCTTTTTAAATTCAGCAGCAATATCCGCTTCTATTTGTTTGGTAAATTTATCATTAAAATCATTTATCATTTGTTGTGTTATTACATTATCTAATAACCCTGTATTATTTTTACCGCTAAATAAATAAATTGAATTTCCTTCTCTATGTATTTTGCGACTAATTAAATATGCTAATTGATTTTCTGAAATATCACTTGTTATTCCTTTATCTTTAATCCATTGTTTTATTTTATCCTTAACTGCTCCGCTTCCTGTTTTAGTTGTTGGAGCACGTCCATAAATAGAATAATAAATATAATCCTCACTATAAATAATTAATTGATTATCAGTTATTTCATAACGTAAACTATCTGCTAATTTACCACTGGCTGAAATTGGTGCTGAAAATACAGATTCATTTCTTTCACCATTTATATACTTTACTGATTTTCTTTGAATTGGTTTTGTCTTTAAAACAATTTTTAAATCTGCAATAACCTTTTGAGCAAATTGTTCGATTAATATTTGTTGGCTAAGACTTAACATTTATTAGGTTCAATTATTGTTAAAGTTAAAAGCACTCCAGTCATAACTCCTTTAATTCTATAAACAGGCTGTAATGTGAAAGTTCCTTGAATAGCATAATTGTAATTGTCAAGAAAATAATTAATCCACGAAATTGCTTGGGTTTCCATTTGTGCTGTTTTTTCTTCCATAGACAATTGGCTTTCCTCATTTATAACCTCATCACTTTCCGAATCAGGTTCATCTTGTGTTAAGAATCCAATTACAACAGCATCCGTTTTAAATTGGTCTGTAATCCCTATTGTTTTGGTAATTGGCTCTAAATAAACAAACGTACCAATATTAAGTTCCTTTGCTGAATCCAATGCTGTATCTGAACTCCTACCATGTACGAATAAAGGATTAGTTAATGATGGGCAGTTATTTACGCTTTGCCTTATATCTTGAATTATAGTCATAATGTTCTAATTATATCTTTTACATTTTCCCAATACTCAAATCGTTGAGTATCTTTTTGTAATTCTTCAATGGCTAAAATACAACATATTTTTGCTTCATCTTTACTTCTTATTACACTACTCATGTAAAACTTACCTATTAAATAAAAGGCACATTCTATTTCGCTCATTTCTGTTTCATTAATTCACGTTCGTAATCTGATTTTAATTTATCGTATAATAGTAAATGGTAAACCACCCTTGTAGGCTGTTTTAATACTTCATCAATGGTACTACCCAATGCTCCACGTCTTGCTAATTCAACGTAAGTACCGAAACTTCCGAATCTGTCAAGCCTTTCAACTCCTGCCATGATTGATTTTTCATCTCTACTGCTTTCGTTGAGTTCATCATACTTGCTGTAGAAACTATCCATTGCCTTAAAAAAAAATCAACTGTTCCGATTATTTCGGCAAAAGGTTCTTCGCTTATATCGTCACCAGTTAGCATTTTAATTACTTCTGGTGCTAACTCTAAAAAGTTGCATTCTTTATTATTAGAAATATATTGTCTTACTTTTTCCGTATCTCCATAAGGTAATGAACCATAATCAAATGTTTTATATTTTTCCAATACATCGTTTTTTTCCATTATTGAATTATCTTCAATAAATGAAACGCAATTATAAATAGTGGCTACTGATTTATTTTGTAAACTGTTTAATGTATCTAAATCAATTCCAATTAATAAACATAAAGCATTGTCAGGTTCTTTTTCCTTAATTACTTTAATTGCTGTTTTGTAAGGTACATCATACCATGTTGTTGGTATATCGTACATCATTCCTTTTATTTCTGCTTTTATCATGTGTAAGTATTTCGTTTTCCAAAGGTAGTTATTTTCGGCTTCATAAATGTAATTTGTGGTTCTTTCCAAGTATGTATGCAATAACGTAATGCATCGCATCCGTCATCTAAAGTTTTAACTGGTTCTTCAAGTAACTTTTCGTTCCTGTCTTTTTTCCATGAATAAGACCTTAATTCTTTAATTAAATCAATTGAGCCTTCATGTATGTAAAGGTCTTTTGATTTAACGGAGTCAATTCCTTTTTTAACGTCTTTATTTGCATCCTTAATATTAAACCCTGCTAAATAAATTTCACGTATGCTTTCAGGTCTTGAATAGTCAGCAAAGATTTCCGCACTTCTGTTAATGTTTAGTTGTTTTAATCGTTCAATTAGTTGCTGATTAGTTAAATGGCTTTCATAAATCAATTGTTCAGCATAAAATCTTCCATCGTTCTCGGTTACTTTTATTAATGCAGTAGGGTGGTTATATCCAAAGTCAAGTCCGTATGCAACGTTACCTTCAGGAATGTTTTTTGTTTGTCTCCAATGGGTGAAAATTAAGCTTTCACTAAAACCGAGTTCACCCTCACCGAATACTCGCCACCAGTTTAAGTCTGTGTACCTTCTACTTTCAATTGACTTAACAATGTTTGCATCTAAGTATGGATTATCTTTGTAAGTTGATTTAATAAAGGTATGTTCAATTTCTTTTTTTAAAAGGTATTCATGTACCCAAAACTCATGTGAAGGATTGTAATCTAAATATATTTGGTTCTTTGTTCTTACTTCCAACTGGTTATAAGTTTCAAAGCTTACATTGTTACACTCATTAATAAATAAGTAATCACGTCTTGCACCTCTTACTTTGTCTCCATTATCAGCACTAAAAAATTCAATCATTGAATCGCCAACATGATAAATGTTTCCTGACTTGTTATGATTTTTTTCTGTATAGATTCCTTCCTTTTTAATTATGTTAAAGAAATCACGCATTGCTCCTCTTTTTAAATGTGGGAGTGTTTCACTAACTATTGAAATGTGAGTGCCTTGCTTTTTGAAGGCTATAAGAAAAAGTAATTGTAGTGTTGAATATGTTTTACTGGATGAAGTACCACCCTGACTTATTACAAGCCTTGTATCTGCGGTTAATAATTTACTGAATACATTTGTTGTGTTCAAATCTTATTTATATTATCAATATCCTCTTTATTTACTACATTGATATTTAAACCACCGCTCATTTTAGTTTCGTTATCAGTATAAGTCATTGACAATCTTTTTAATTCTTCGGGACTTGCAATTAATTTCATTAAAGCCATTTGAAGTGCTGGAGCGTTTGACTTAAACCACTTTGAACGCATTGATACCTTTAATTCTGTTTTATTTAGATTTAATAATTCTTTTAGCTCGTTACATTCGTTACTTTCTATTGGAAAATATTCATAAAATGTTTTTTTTGCAATAGGTAAAAAGGCAACAATATCTTCAATAAAAAACAACTTGTGTTTAACTATAACTTCCTTTGCTTGTTCGTATATCTTTTTTTTATCGTATGCCATTTGCCTTTTTTAATATGTCCGAATTTGTTGTCATTTTAATTCAACTCCGTTCTTTTTAATTTTAATCGTTGGGTCTAACTTCTTCATTCTATCAATAATTACTTGACAATATTTCGGATCTAATTCCATTCCGTAACATTTTCGTTTAAGTTGATGTGATGCTACCATTGTTGAGCCTGATCCGAGAAAACCATCAAAACAAATTTTAAATTCAAAATCTTTAAAAATATCACCGAATAAACCTACTGGCTTTTGCGTTGGGTGAACTCTTGTTTTTCCTTCTATATTTTTATCCCCTTTTCTTATCATCCCATTCCATTGCCATTTATATAATTTAGCCGCTTTATTAAATGAAGTCCAAGCTAATTCAACATCTGCAAAATTTCCTGTATTTTCTTTATCCCACACAATCCAACACATAGATGGATTCAGAAAATCTGTAAAATAATTCCCTCCCCAAATAACAAAATTTTCCATCCCTAAACTAACACAAGTTTGATAAAACTCTTTTGCGGTTTCAGTTGTATCATCTCCTATAATTTCAGAATAATTTTTAGCTTTTACAATCTTACCACCGCCTACACTTCCAAAACCTTTGTTAACTCCTATTTTACTCCCTTGTACTACACTAATACCATAAGGGGGGTCTGTAAATACTAAATCAATCACATTGTTATTCATTAACTTTGCAACTGAATCTGAATCCGTACTATCCCCACACAACAACCGATGCTCCCCGATTTCAAATAGATCACCTAAAACAATATCCGTTTCAATACCACCTTCAGGCACATCAAAGTCATCTTCTTCAGCTTCTAAATGAGTTTCCATTTCAATAGGTAAATCTAATCCCCATTCTTCTAAACTTTCTGCATCCCATTCATTTGCTAAAATATCCCAATCCCATTCACCAAATCCAACATTGTCTTTAATTATAAATTCTTTTTGTTGCTCTTCTGTTAAATCACTTGCTTTTACTATTGTTACTTCTTTCAAACCAGCTTCAATACAAGCTTTGTGCCTCATGTTACCTCCAAGTATAACCATTTCATCATTTACAACAATAGGTCTTAACTCAAGCATTTGAGGAAATTCTTTTATTGACTTGACTAATTTATGGAACTTGTCATCCTTAATTAATCGTGGATTGTTTGGATTGCTTTTTATCGCAGTAATTTTTACTTTTTGGATTTTCATTCTCAGCTATTTAACAACAAAGATATAATTAAAAAGATAGCAAACAAAATTAATTGATAATCACTTTTTTTCATTTCGTTTTATTTCAATTAGCTTCATGTATAGTTTCCAATTAAAGTTACCTCTTACTTGGTTTACTTCTGTTTTCTTTACCCACCATTCAGCTTGGCTAATTAGTGAAGTCATGTTGTTTTGTGTTTTCATTTTGTCATTAATAATTTTAATTATTTGATATTCTAATTGTTTTGATGTTAACTAAGTCGCTATAAATATTCGCTAAGATGTAAGTTAGCGGTAATGCTAAAACAACAAGTCAATAGTTTCTTTGTCGTAATATCTGACCGTGTTTTTACTTCCACAATTACCACATTCATCATTAAAAGGTATATTACACCCTTCCATTCCACAATCCTTACACCAAGTAAAAACACTATGTATGTTCTTACCAACAAGTTCTTTTTCCCAAGCACTACCGCTAACATTGGTTTGTGGCAAGTGCGGATGACGCTTTTTAATTATCTTTAGTTTTTCTAATAATCTTCGTATCATAATTTTAATTTTTGTGTTTCAAATTCCGCACCTGACCACAAGCCAAGTACCGTTATGCGCAATGCCACAGCGTTTCAAAATAAAGTTTGTTGTGAAATTACGGCATTAAAGCGTTTTTCCTGCGCTTCAAAGTAGCCCTTATCTATTTCAAATCCCACAAAATCCAACTTGTGCTTATGCGCTGCAATCCTACTGCTTCCGCTTCCAACGTGTGTATCTAAAATCAAATTGCCTTCCTTCGCAAATCGGTTAAATATCCAGTCATATAAGTAAATTGGCTTCTGTGTGGGGTGTATTCGTTCCAAGCCATCTTTTGCATTAGCACCAACCCAACTCTTGGTTATTTTGCGTAATGCTCCATTATAGCTTGTCCAAGCTAATTCACCATCAGCAAAGTCATTTTCGCCTGTTCCTTTATCCCAAAATAACCAAGCACCTGTCGGCTTCAGGTATTCAGTCATATAATTTCCACCCCACACAATTTGATTTTTTGATACCCTAAACAACTGCTCCCAATATTCAGCAGTAGGTATTGCGTTATCCCAATCGGCTTCACCTCTGTAAATCTTCTTCTTGCCGTTACCAAGTTGCATTTTGTTAGCCCCAATTCCATAAGGTGGGTCTACTACTGCAATATCAAAATACCCATCGCTAAAACGCTTTAATGCCTCAGTGCAGTCTTCTAAATAAACTTTATTGGAAGGCACAGCGCATAACACGGGTTTTGCGTCATTGGGGTCTTTCGTTTTCAAATCAAGTTCTGTCATATTATTAAGTTTAGTTTTTCAAATGAGCTTTAGTGTTGGTAATCCCCAACGAACGCAAAGCCCGAAAACGTTATGCATCACCTTGCAGACGCTCCGAAACGTAATCCTTGACTATTTTTTTAATCGGCTCGACAAATTCAACACGGACACGGAAAGCAATAGTTTTTGTTTGGTAAGGAGCAGGTTTGCGACCTGCTCCTTTTCTTTTTCCGCCTTTTATTCTATTATTTTCCATTTCCCATTTTTGATATTATTTTCAAATCTATCATGCCCAACATAAAATTTTGATGAGCTTCTACCAGTTGAAGTCGTGTACTTACAGCCGGGTTGGTCTAAATTAATTCGCTTTTCTGTTACAGATGTAATAATGTAAGTATTATTAAATACTGTGTCAAAAATTTGTGTGTTTGCTATTGCTTTCATTTTGTTTGTTTTTAATTATATAGCAAATATACAACCTATTTTGATAACTGCAAACTTTTTTCAAAGTATTTTTCATTTATTTTAAAAATAGTTTCTAACTTGCTGATAATCAACACGAAAAAATAAGGCGAACGCATAACAGCAAATAAGCAAAACTCCGCTATCGCTACGCTTCGCCTATTTGCAAAACGTTATATCCATAACATCATTTTAAAGGTTTTAAGTTATCGTATGTTTTGCCCTGCTCTTTAAGTTTTAAAGTTAAGAATATTAAAGCCTGCGTTTTCAGATACCACTCAAAAGTTAAATTATTACTTTCAATTACTGATTGAACTATTGTTTCAAAACCTTTCGGGTCTGATTCTTTTATTTTAGACTTAACTATAAATTTATGATACCTTTCCTTTGCCTTTTGTTTTATTATTGCTTTGCTTTCATCTGAGAATGATATTTGAAAGTTATCGTATAGAAACATATAAATACTTGGTAGATGCATTACATTGTCATCGTGATTAACTACTGTATCAAATCGCTCACTTAATTTTTCAGTACAAATATTAAAAAAGTAGTTTGCTATTTCCATGTTTTTCTCAAAGAATTTATACACTGGCTTATTAGTTGTTTGAGGTACATTTTGAAATTTTAACCAAGCTTTTATTGATGCATCACGCTGTGGTGAATTAAAGTAACCTTTTATGAATTTACCAAAGGTAATTACTCCATAGCCTACAAAGTCCCCAAAATTACCAAATAAACCCATTTTAAAAGCACTTTGCAGTTCAGACATAGTTGCACCTTTATACTGCTCTAAAACTGTTTCATAAATAAAATTAGCCACTTTTTTAGTTTGCTCATTATCTAAGTTGTATTTTTTGTTTTCACCTGATAATTCAATTGTATTAATTATTAAGGCAAATAACTTAGTTAAGGCATCCTGTTTATCCATGTGGATAATCTTCTGTTCATTTTTAACTTGAATATACAGCCTTTGATATTCAGGTAGTTTCTGCATGGCTTCAACTTCTAAAGGTGAAAATCCATTTGTTGTCGTTATGTTACTCATAATAATTTATAATCATCCCAGTTAATATTTTCTATTGATTTCATTGCTGTTGCTATTCTTACCTCCGAAGTATTATTATCTTTTATAAAATCAACTTTTGCTTTTCTGAAAGCATCTTTTACCCACATATTGATTGCATGGTAATCTGACTTGTATTGAACACCCTTACTTGCTTTGTAGTCGTTTAGTTTATCCAGCATCCAATTAACTTCGTGTTCAGAAAATTCAGAATTTAATTTATCTAATTCAGTTTGAGAAATAAATACATATTCACGAAGTTGAATTTTTTTACTTACGACTTGTACTTTTACTTTCTCTTGTTCTTTCTCTTTCTCTTTCTCTTGTTCTTTATCTTGTAGGTAAGGGGGTTGTGTACCCCCTACAATAGGGGGTTGGTTAGGGTTAAATTGTTCATCTTTAGTTATATCATAATAACCTTTTATCTGAGCATCAATTGAATGTTTTTGTGATATATAGGCAAATTTTGCCATTCCTTTTAAATTAGGTTCTATGTTTTTAAATTGCTTATTAAATAAAGCATCATAAAAAGCTAATCTATCTTTATCATTTAATTCAGTTGCAACCTCAAAATAACTTATATAAAATTTAATTGCTTTCCTCATTTATTTAAATTTAAAAGCCCCTAAATGTTCGATTGACTTACGAGGTCAGTACAGCATCTACTCTGTACATCGAACATTTAGAGGCTAAATGTTTTTAATGTAGATGTTATGTGAAATCGGTTCGTTACTCCGATAGTGCAAATATACTAAATTAATTTTAATTGTGCAACATGATTGTTAATTCTTTTTATTGCCTTATCAAAGTATTCTTTGTCTAATTCACAAGCTGTTAATTCAAAACCATAATCATGGCATGCTATTGCTATTGAGCCACTACCTAAATGGGTGTCAAGTATTTTATCCTCTTGCTTTGCATATTTGTCAAGGAGCCATTTATAAAGTTCTTTTGGTTTTTGTGTTGGATGTATTTTTTCATCTCCATTATTTATATAAGCATCTGCTCTTGACATTGAAAATATTTTAAAAGTATTAAATGAAGTTTTCGCTAATTCTCCGTCTTTAAAAGTTCCACTTCCTAATTTATTCCAAATAATAACACCGCTTAAATCTATATCAAAAAAATAGTTGCCGCCCCAAATAATTTGATTTTTACTAACTCTAAATAATTCGTTAAAATACTCTTTGCTTGGTATTTCATTATCCCAGTTTGTTAAATGATATTTTTTATAAGTTCCTGCATTTTTTGTAAAACCTTTTTTATTACCTAATTTATTTTGAATTATATCTGCGTTAATCCCATACGGAGGGTCAACAATAGCCAAATCAAAATATTTATCTGGGTATCTTGCCATTAAAACCATGTTATCTTCATTAGTAATTTCTATTTTATCAGTTAATTTCATGATTCCAAACCTTTGTAAAATTCTTCACGCATATTTGAATTCATAGTGTGATAAATATCTCCTATTTTATCTAAGTATTCACCTTGAGTTATATTTCTTGTTTCAAGTTGTTCTAATAGTTTAAAACCGATTCTTTGCCACAAATTAAAGTCAGCCAGCATCTTCTGTTTATATTTTCCTGTTAAGTGAGTGCTTTGCTCAATTGTTGCCTTGAATAAACCAATTAATAAATGGCTTTCAAATTCAAGTTTTGCCTGATCATTTGTTAGTTGTTTTTCCATGTTCTTTTGTTTTTAGTTTATAATATTTAATTAATCCTTTTATTTCATCGAGTGTAAGTTTTAAAGCATCCCCTCTTTTATTCATTAGTCTTGTGTAATGGTATTCTCCTATTCTTAAAGGTAGCCTAACTCCGTATTCAATATGGTTACCATGTTGATGTTGGTTGCAGTAAACACATTGCCCATGTACATTACTTTCATCAAATCGCAAGTTTGGATAACTGCCAACTGAAAAATAATGACCAGCATCGAATTTAGCACCTAATGGTCTATCGCATGATATACATGGTTGTTTTGAATCCCTTGTTCTGATATACTTATTAAACACTACTTGAAGAATACAAAGCCATTCAGTTCGTGTTCTTAGGTTCTCAACAAGTATCTTTTTTTTCTCAATCCATGTTTTCTTTTCAGCACCTATTAAAGCACATTTAGGACTGCACACTCTTTGAGTTGATTTATAAGGAGTGAAGTCTGCACCGCACTCCTTACATTTTTTATTTTTTATTAAACGCATTTAGATAATCGTTAAATAAGTTTCTTGAAATAGTTACTTTCTCAATCATTCGCTCCTGTACCTCTTCATTAGCTTCCCATCTTCTGATATATAAACCAGCATCGGAGTTAAGAATTAAACGAGGGTCAAAGGATATAAAGTCGCACCATTTACGACCGCTTAATAAAAGATAGCATTGCATTTGATAATAATAATCATTGTTTTCACTTTCAAAAGTATCTTCATTAAAAAAGAAATTCAAGTGATTACTTCCTACAAATGGGCATTTTATTTCAATCATACCTTCCTCACCTACTAAGCCATCAGGACTGCCTGTTAATCCCTCTATATTTTCACTTATAAGCAATTTAGATTCGATAACCTCATTACCAGTCCTTGCAGTATAATATCGTTTCGCTATTGGCTCATTTTCGTGTCCCCATGCTGTCGCATAATTATCAATACTTTGTTTAGGCTGACCGCTTAACCTTTCGTAAACTTTCTCACGAATGTAAGTTTCTGCACCTTTGCTTAATAAATCTTTTTTTGAACGTGGTTCAGTCATAAGTTTCCAAATCTCACTTCCGGTGAAATTACCTAATCTGTTTTCCCACCACGTAGGTGAATATATTTCTATTGTTGATTCCATAGTTTTAAAGGTAGGGGACAAATTGTCCCCATTTGTTAAAGTAATTTTTTAATATGATTTTCTATTTCATTACTTACTCTATATTTTTTTCGTACTTCGTCCATTGTGCCACCATTACGAATGTACTCAACTACTTTTAAAAAGTTTTCATGTTCAATAGTTAATTCAGGTTTTGAAGCATCTGTGTCTTTATCAGTTACAAGCCCTAATATTGAACTTAAAGCATATCTGCGAATGTAAGTAATTGCACTTCCTAATATTTGATAGTCATTCATTCCTTTTAATTCAACTTCTTTAGGAATATTAATTAAGGATTCTAATGTTTCTCCTGTTTCAACGTGGAATACAATTGTCTTAACACAATCGCCCATGATAGGTTGAGTAAAGCCTAATTGATGTTTAGCAAGTAAAGGATTAATAATATTAAAGATAGTTGGAAGGTCTGCATAGGAATATCCATAACCTTTTGTTTCTTTGTGAATCACTGGCACTTCTTGTTGGAATGATGCTAAACTTTTAAATAGTGATTTTGTTTCTGTTGTTTGTTCTTTTGTTTTCATTGTTCTTTGTTTTATTAGTTATTAAAATGGCAGTTGGTCATCTATTATGTTTGGAGTGTACTTTGTTTCGTTTGGATAAGTCTTTGTTTCACTATCTTTTTTATAAGGCTCTTGAAATGATGCACTGAAATACTTTGTACCTTTTTGCGATTCCTTAAACCATAAAGATATTTCCATGTCCTTACCATTTACGTTTACTGTTCCTTTGTAGTCAGGTTGTTTCTCATTTGTTTTTTTTGCATTCTTGAAGATTGCGCCTGAATTGTTTTTGTTTTTACTTTCCATGTTTCTGTTTTTTATTTGTTATTGTAAATTCTTTGAATCGTGTATTGCTTTTAGAGTTGATGCACCATTGCTCATTAATGGTATAACCTTTTTCTCTAATCTTAGCCAATACTTTGTGCAGGTTTAATGTACCGCAGTTACATTCTTTTTTTGTGATAGCATAGGCATTTGAGCCTGTTATCACTTGCCCTGATAATAGAGCATCGAGGATTGCTTGTTCTTGTGTTTTCATAGTTATTAATTTATTGCAAATATAAAATAAATATTTAATATAAAAAATTATAAGTTAATATTTTCATATCATTTTTTAATTTGATGTATCTTTCAATTAATTCAGCATCGTAAATTTCTAATCTGTTATTAATACCTACTTGTTTAGATACATCTAAAAGTTCACTTTCACAATTATTTATTTGCTTTAATTTATCAATACCAAAAGTCGATAAATTGTCTACATTAAAATTATTTTCCATACTTTTCTTTTTTATATAAATAAAATTCAATTATTAAATCTAAAAGTTCATCATTACAGTTTCCTGTTTTAAAAGCCTTGTTAATAGTTACAAGGCTGAACTTTTTTCCTTTTTCAATTCCGTATCTACGGATTCGAGTTTGGTCTCCAAATGAGTAATACTCATTAATCTGCTCTTTAATTTTGTCTGTGATAATCATAATCTGTTGTGTATGTTGGATGAATGGTTGAAAGATAATCTAAAATGTTATTGTTAATTTGTTTTGCTATTTCAATCGTATCTCTATCGGTTACTTCAATTACTATTTTATCTCTGTTTTCGATTTCTTCATACTCAGGCGGATTCTCATAATCGCCTGCTCTTAATAGCTTATCATATCGTTCGTAGCAATAATCGCAAGTTATTTTAAGCATTCCGTTGCCTATCTGTTCACATTCCCACTCCATAAGTAAATGGTAATCTAAACTGCTACCTAATTGGTACATGGCTACAACTCCGTTGATGAATCCATGAAATACATCTTTGTTCATATAAATGATTTTACTTTGGTTATTACTTCGTTAAATTGTTCTTCTGTTATTTGCTCAAAACCGCATGGATAATTCATTGCCCAGTCTATTTTTTTAATGATTACTTCATCAGACCATAGGCAAATATGAATTGTTTGATGTTCTTCAATCTTCCAATACCTGTTGCCATCTTTTGTGAATAGAGGTAGTTGCACCTCTATTTCAACTTTTTCTGTTTTGTCAATTGTTACTTTCATTGTGTTTTGTTATTTATATATTTTCATTACTTTATCAATATCGCTGGCAATTCTTGTTAAAAAATTACCTAATGTTTCATCAGGCATTGAATACCATTTAGCAAGTTCATTTAATAAACTGCCTTTAATAATTACTACCTCATGAACTCCGTTAGTTGTGTTAATTAGTGTTTTCATTGTTTGTGTTTTAATTATACAGCAAATATAAAGAGTTTTTAAATAACTTGCAAATAAATTTTAAATATATTTTATAACTTGCTGATAATCAAATCAATTATTTTCAATAAAAAAAGCCACGATTAAGTGGCTTAATAAAGAAATATAGAAATATAGGTTAGTTATTTGCTTTCCTTTTGATTTTTCTTTTTTCAAAGTATCTAATTATTCCTGCTACTAATAAAGTAACTATTGATCCAACAACTCCATTATCAACCCCCTGAATAATTGCACCACCTCCAGTAACTTCATGAATGGCCACTGCTGTATTAACTACTTCACTAACTGCTGTTGTTAATGTATCTTGTACTACTTGTAATAACATTTGTATATTGTTTTAAATTGTTTTATATTTGCTCAGTTCTTTGTGTTTTTCATTTATTAGTTAAACAAGACCTGCTTAGAAATAGGCAGGTTTTCCTTTTTATAAGCTTTTCAACATTTCAATTAATTTCGGGTGAGGGTACATATCAACTTTATCTTTTCGGATTGAGTTATGAGTAAACACTCCATTAACTCCTAATAAAGCTCTTTTACTTATTGCCCAAATATCGTCATTATACGTTAAATCAATATTGTATTTTGCTTTTAAATGTAATAATAAAACTTTTAAAGATGCTATCTGTGCATCTGTGTAATTATGCCAATACAAATAACCTTTAAATGCTTTATCAAGTTTTATTACATCTGTAACTTCTCTATTTACATAATTATAATATTTACCATCTTTTTTTAAAGTAAGCTGTCCCCAGTTACAAACTTCAATACCGATTGATATTTTATCTAATGGTTGGTAAGGTATATTGTTTGCAGTAAATTGTTCTTGTTTTAATCCTAAATGGTAAGCCCAGAATTTATCATTAAAACATTCTACAATTTGTCCATCCGTTTCACCTTTTGCTTTTCCTGTTATAATGTATGAGGTTGCTATCCTATCTGCGTTTGTATTCCACCAATTTACAACACCTTTGCCACTTTCATTCCCTGCGGTATGATGTAAATAAATTTGTTTTTTAGCAGTTACTTCTTCTATAAACTGCCCTTTGTTTAATGGGTAGTTAAGTATGTTCATAGCTTATTTCTTTTGGAAGTATTGCTTCAGGTAAATGTGTTGGATTAGGATTATATTTATTGTTCTGTAAACAATTATAAAGCTTAGCTTCCAAGTCATTTACTCTCATGTTTGTATGAAGTAACCATGCTAATAAAACTGCTGTTGCTCCATACTTTTTTATTAATTCTAATGTATCTTTCATAATTAATTATTAGGTGGAGTGTAAGGACTTAAAGGTATATTTAATAAATATGAATATTGAGTTTTTGCAATATCCTGTTCATCCTGTTCACTTAAAAATAAAAAATAAACTCCGTTTATATCTTGAACAAAATTAAAAAAAGTATCACTATCAATAAACACTCCTTGTAATTGTTCTGCTTCTTCGTTTGTAACTATTCTGCCGTATTCCATTATTAAAAAGTATTTAAACCAAAATAAGTCATTAAAGCATTTACATTATTAGTAAAATTAGTTGCTTCCGTATCTGTTAAACCTTCCCCAATTGATGAAAATCTACACTGTTTATTTGAATAATATAAAGTACCACTTGGATTATTCCAACGACCTATATTTATACTATTTGCACTCCTTCCAGTTGAATTTACAGATGAACTTGTTTTAGTTCCGTTTTTAAATATTTGTTGAGTGTTTGAAACTAATCTTGATGTAATATAAAAACCTTGTGCGTTTGTGTTTGTGGCTTGTGTATTGGTTTGTGCGTTTACTCTACCCGCAAAAACATCACCCGTAAACCTTGAATATAAAACTATTGAATTTGTGCCAGTTGTTGGGCTTCCACTTGCGCCTATATCAAAATGATTACCTACTGAATTTGTACCACTGTAAAAACTTAAATGAGCATTATCTTGCGTTAAATTTGTAGACGGTATTAAATATGTATCTGCAAAGGCACTTGTTCCGTTTGGTGTCATGCCTGAACTTGAATGAGTCCAGCCAGTTGAAAAAGTTAATCGAAATGCTCCGTTTGTATCTAAAGGATTTACTAAATTCCATTTATTATTCGTTGCTGTGCTCCAAAGTGGTAAAATCATTTCTTTTATTTTACTGTAATAACCTTGACTTTTAGCATTTACAAATAAATAAGTATTAATTGCGTTTTTATCTGCATCACTTGTTATTGCTGTGTTAGCAGTAAAGTAAGCCTGTGCATCGGTATCATAAGCAGGTGCTACCGAAACAGGTTTATTCCTTTGTTTAAATATACTATTTAAATTGCCTATCATATATTTTTTTCTAAATAAGCAATTATACTTCCGCTTGTTAAAGTAATTGCTGTGATATATTCAAAGTAAGGCAAATAATAAGTATCACCAGCTTTTAAAGTTTTTCCACTTAAACCTAATGAAGTTAAATAATTATTACCTCCTCCAGTTGCAACACTTACAACTGTATCTTCACGAACATAAAAAGCACATATTTGTTTTCCTGTTCTTGCGTTTGTATCTGCAATAAGTTCCGAACCTCCTGAAACTCCTGCTCTATTTGCGAATGTTATCATTTTTTTATTCTATATAAATTATACAATTAATTGAAACAGCTATTGGATTTGTTACCCATGCTGGTGTTTGTAATCTTAAAGTAATATAATCACCTGCATTTACACTTCTTGAAAGTCCTGTTATTAAAGAATTATTTAATGGATTACTATTAAATAAAATACTTGTTGATATGTTAGTATAAGAACCATTAACTCCTAATGCAAGAGTTGAACTTTCGCCACTTCCGAATGTTTGTCTTGAAGAAAATACAACCGATTTAATTGTTCCGCTTTTAGGGCAAATTAACCTCGTATTTGTATCAGTTGTAAATGGTACTGTTTGAATTGAACCAATAAAATAATTTTGATTATCGGCTAAATTAATCGAACTCGTACAAATCATTTGTAGTGAATAACCCTTTACATAACTTACTAAGTCTGTTTGGTTAGTAATTGTTCCTGTTATTGCACCCCAAACTCCACTATTTGCTGAAACTTCTATATAAACACTTCCTGACCATCTGTAAACCTTATTAGTATCTAAAGCTACATAAATTTTATTTGATGCTCCAGTCACAGGAAACGCTGCTAAGTTTGCATATTCTAAAACATCACTTACATAACTTGGTAAATAAGCCGCATCTATTTTAGAATCACTTTCTAATGGAGCATAACCATTTGCAACACCTTTATTTGCTATATTTTCAGGAGTGTAACCTAATGCAGTTGCAACTGATTTATTCTTCCATAAGTCTGTTGAACTTTCATAAGTTAATATTTGATTATTTGAAAGACTTGAAATATAACAATCATGAAGCTCCGATAATTCCCAACCGTTCATTATCTTAACATAAATCTTACCATTGTTTTGATGAGCATATTCCACATAACCAATAACAACAATATGACCAGTACTTCCATCAGGTTTTATATTTGTTAAGCTTCCAGCAGTTGTTGGACTTAAATAAATAACATCGCCATCAGTCCACGTTTCACCCTGTAAAGTTCCTGTTGTATCTAAGTTTTCTATCTGCCCAACTGTAATTACAAAACCTTCCTGATTATTATTTATATTTTCAGCAACTATTCCAATTGTATCTGCGCTGTTTAAATCATTATTAGCTTGTGCAAAATTTACTGCTAATCTTTGCCCCTGTGCGCTTTGAACTTTTACAGCTTGGTAATTTGCTCTTAATAAATTTTGAGTTGTTTTATTAACTACTCTTGCGTATAAATCCTGTGCTAATTTTGCATTGATGTTACCGCCTTTTAAACCTATTTCACCAGTTCCTAAAGTATCATTCCAAACTACTTTACCAACTGCATTTGTATTTGTTGCTGTTGTATCTAATTGTAAATAATCACTTGTAACACCGCCTGTATTAATTGCGTTTGTTGTTGTTGAACCTAAGTCAGTAACGCTTTGTAAATCTTGACTTCCACCAGCACCACCACCAACGTAAGACAAAGCACTCCATAAATTAGTGCCATTACCTATTTTAAGTTTAAATGAAGTATTAACTGTATCTTCTATACCTAACTGCCCCTTTAATAAAATAGTTGTTGTATCGGCATTCCATTGCGCTGTAGTCTTTGTTAAATGCTGAATGCTCCAATCTATTAAGCCATCATTAACATTTCCAGTTTGAGTTCCTAAATCCTTTATTCCAAAGATATTTAAAACCACATCCGCAAATGATTTTAACTTCAACACCCCATTTAATATTTTAAGCTTATAAGGTGTCATGAAGTTCTTATTGTAACGTGATTTTCAAAAATAATTTTATCAGTAATAACAGAATAAATAATATTATTTGTGTCTTTTACTTTTACATCATAAAGAAACAAACCAACCAAACTTGTATTTGCAGAAGTCATAGTAAATTCTGTAATTCCTTCCAAAGCTGTTACATGAGTAGTTGTACTCAAACTAATTAAAGCTTGTGCATCTGTATCTTCATATCTTTTCTTAACAGTAAAAAAGCAAGTGCACCCTGTTAAATTGAATGCAGTGCCATCTTCAGAAAGTATCTGAATTTTTACTGGATAAGTATCACCAACAATCCTTCGGATAACCACAAAACCCCCTTCCTTTTTTAATTAATTTTCTTTGCCCTAATTGTCTAATGTTTTGTTCTTGCATTAACTCCCTTTTATCATAGGTATCATAAAAGTTATATTGCACAGAATCGTAAGTGAAATTATCATTAAATAATTTATCTTTTAATTTATTTAAATAAGCGTTCTTTTTGCTTTGAACATCGCCCATTAATTCAGCACGTCTTTTATCAGTAACCTCAACGCTTGTATCTTCATTGTTTTGTCTTATTCCGTACTGGCTAACATTAGCACCATGCCATAATAAGAAACGATAATAAGAACCTAAAACTAAAAAAGGTTTAATGTATTCATTAAATAAAGCTGTTAATTGTGGCTTTGTTGCAAGGTTATCCATTAAATCAGTATAAAACTCATTTGAAACCCATGATTCAAATTCTACTTCTTGAGTATCACGAATGTGAATATCTAAGTCAGAATCTTTTATATTCTTACTCATTCTGCAATAAGCATCAAAGTCGCTTTTAATTATTAGTGGTTTGTATGCCATTGTTTGTATTTAAAGGTTCATAACCAGCTATCTGTCTGCGTTCATCAACTGTTAAATCTTCTAATATTTTACTATCAATAAACTTAATAGGTTTTAATTGAGTTAAAGTAAAATCTAATTGTGGAAAGCATTGATGTAAAGCATCACTAATTAAACTTTGTAATACTTTAACTCTATTATTAAAAAGTTCAATATTATCTGCTATTATATTTGTTGAGAAACCTACATTACCACCTAATCCAATTAAAAATGGTGGCACTCCAAAGGCTCTTGCAACTTTATCAGCAACTCTTTTAGTGCTGTTTTCTATTGCGTTTAAAATACCTTCATTACTCAATGGTTGATAAACAGCAAGTTCCTCTTTTGTCTTTGCTTGTAATATTAAAAGCTTTTGTCTTCCACTTGCTCCTGTTTCATCTTTTACATTACCTGTAAATTGTTCTAATGTAGCATCTAAATAATCCTGTTGAGTCATTCCGTTTTCATCTTCCTGTGAATTATCATAGTTTCCTACTATGTTTAAAATTCCACTCGGTAAAAATGAATTTGTTACTGATTCAAGTTCGTATTTGCTATTCTCACTATCTGTATTAATATCTTCTATTGCACTATAAAATGTTGGAATAGGATAATAATTTTTCATTGGCTTTTTCCTAAAATAATAAAGGATTTCACCTGTATTTTCACCCCACTCTAAAACGTGTTCCCTTAATTGTTCAGGAGTTATTTCTGCACCATAAAAAGCAGGAAACTCTTTGTCCTTTTCCTTTTTATATTTATTACTTCCAAAAGTATTATTGATAATAAAAGTACCTCTATCTGTTTTTCTTATCTGTTCAAAAGGTACAATTTTTAATTCCTTTACTTTACCATCTAAACCCCTCATTACATACAAAGAAACAGCCTGAAAAGGCGCAACGTAACTTGTAATTTCTGAAATAAGTTCGTTAAATGTTTGCTTTTCATTAATCTTAAATTCTCCTAACTGCTCATTAACTAAACCATCAGCATAAATATATTGACTTAATACATCAATACATGCTGTTGCAGTTCCGCTTTCATCTAATTGTTGTATTAACTTTTGAGGAAAGTCATTATTTGCACCGTATTTTATTAAGTCTGTATTGTTATCTTTTGTGATTTTAACAATACGATTTTTATACGTTAAAGTGCGAGGTTTAAACATGATTTCAAATTTAAGTTATTATAAATAAGTGTAAAGATAGTTAATATAAATCTTTATAATCTACCCACTTGTTTAATATAGTACTTTGATTAGGTGGATGCAAAACAAGTTTTTCTTTTGTTTTAAACCATTTTAGTTGTGGCATTAAGCCAGCAATGTAAGTATCAATTTGTTTTTCTTCGTTTTCTATTTCTTGAAGTATAATCGGAATTGCCGATTTATTTACTATGTAACCATAACCGCCCCAACTTGCAAAACACTTATTTAACATAATTGAATAATTAACTGTACTTCCATTAGGTGAATAACCACCTAAGTGGATGCCATCCCAATCTTCAGGCAATTCTTTTAAACAATCTTTTAATTTATTAATAAAGTCATCTGTAAAATCAACGTCATCTTCTAAAATAAAAACACTCTCCAAACCTAAGTTCAAAGAGTGTTGAAGTATTGCCTTATGACTGCGAAGCGTTGCTATTTCAGTCGGCAATAAAAAACCATTATGATTTATACCTTCGGCTTCTGTTGCCTTCCACGTTTCCGCTTTGATTCCTGCTCTTTCGGAATTTCTTCTGAATTGTTTTCTCCTACCTGCAGAGGATTGTAAGTTAATGCAATAACATTTTCCGATATTTGCTCGAAAGTTTTTTTTTCTTCCTGTAATTGTGCATCATACAAAGGATTCAATTCAATCAAATGCCCCTGACCACTAACAAACATTAAGTTTGCAAAGTAATCATTAAAGTTTAAATGATTTACTAAAACATCATTTCCTGATTTATCTTTTGTAATAATATCACAAGTAATAAATTCTTGTTTAATTTTAAATTTTAAATTCATAATCTTTTTAAAATAGTTAATCCGTTGTTATTTGTATATTGTCTGTAAATATACCAATCTTTATTTGCTTCTAAAAATTCATTTACAGCTGGCATCAATCCTTTTTTGTTTTCCGTTTGGTAGTTTTCCATGATTTCAGGAGTTTGCCAATCAGTCGGTTCATCACTTGCCCCATAAGTAGTTGTATCATGAAGCACGATGTATTTTTTCGCTTTATAGCCATGTTTAAACAATTCTTTTTTAAGTTGTGAGTAAATATGTAAGGTATCAATAAAAAGTAAATCAGTAGGCTCTATATCAATTTTAAGCGTATCTGCTTGTATGAAGTTCCAATTAGGATAAGCATTTAAAGCAATATCAATGTTTGGATGAATATGTAAATCTATTCCTATTAAAACACTTGGGTTTCTGTACATAAAAGCCCATGTGCTAACAACTGAACGCACTCCCATTTCTGTAATGTGGCTACATTCTTTTGCTAAATCGTAAAGAACTTCTAAATGTTCGTTTATATCACTTGGAGTTTTACAAGCTTGTTGGTAATTGTCTCTAATTAATAATTGATTCATATTGCTTTTTTATTTCTTTTACTTTTTTATATTCTGTTTCTAAATTCATTTCTTTAATCAAATAATAAAATTGTGAATTTTCTTTTATTAATCCTTCATAATTATGTTTTTTAATAAATTCTTTTACAAAATCATTATCATTTAATAAATGAATATTATCATTATGTTTCCATGTATTTTTATGAGTTGATAAATGCCTTTTACATTGGTTAATTGTCAAGTAACCTATATCTATTGTTTCAGCAATATATTTATCTTTTGTATAATCATTTATGCCTTCGCCAATATAAGCACCGTCACCAGTATATTTATAATAAGCATTTCTGCCAATTGCATTAACTCCAAAATAAGAATAACCACATAAGTGAAATAATTTAATATGTAACAATCCTAATGCTTTTGTTTTATCTAAATTTTCTTTAATACAAAATTCATTTATTACTTGTTTACCTAATTCAGTTATAATAATATCTGCCTGATTCCAAATAACAAAGTCCACAGATTTATCCAAAAAAATATCTTCAATACATTTATTTTGAGCAATTGAAATATCTATTGGTTCATTAATTTTATGGTTTATTATTTTAGATTCTATTCCTTTTGACTTTAAATAATTGTAATTTTTTTCATCTGAACAATAAATAATTAAATCAGAAAATTTTGACAATAAAAACTCCAAAGGGTAATTTATTTCCTCTTGGTTATCCACGTATGTAGCGTGTTTAATTATCATATTGCTTTTTTATTTCGTTTACTTGTTCTAAAGTTAAATATTTTTCGATTGCATGATAGCCTAAAGTTCCTAAATGGTATTGAGTTTCACAGCTAAATTTATTTGCAACTTCTACTGGTGCAATATTTAATTTTAAAAAGCTACAACCCCACGCATAAAAAACGTCTTCATTCATATCAGTTTCAGGATTACAAACGTCTAATATTTTTAACATTGCAGATTTATGCCTAAATGATAAACCACCATTTCCAACAAAAGGGTGAAAATTCCAACATGCTCCAATATAATCATATTGGTAAAAATCTTCAATCCCTTCTCTTAATAACCTGCTATCTTCTTGAAATATTAATATATTTTCCTCTTTTATTTTATTCCAAAATTCAATTGATTTTAAAAGCTTGTTATATCCTCTAATATCATTTATTTCTACTACATGAAATTCACAATTAAGCATTTCTTGTAGGTGCCTATTATCTTCTGTGCTAAAAATATAAAGCTTTGTATATTTAGGTAAGTAATATAAATGCTCTGTTATAACCTGATATAAACTTAACCTTCTTGTTTCGACTATTACCGCTGCTAATTCATGCATAGTTGTATTGTATATAATTTACATTTCCAAACTTCAAATATTCCATCATAAAAATGATAAATTATCATATTAAAGTTTTGTCAAAATTAGGATGTTTTTTAAGAAAATCAGGCATTTTATTTTTATCAAATTTAACAGCATTCCATAGGTTTATTGAAACTGGATGCAAATCACCAAAGTTATTTTCTGGAGTCCATTTGTAAAATACTTTTTCTAAATAATCAGCTTTAATTTCATTAGCATGTCCAAAACATGAGTATTTATATTCCATTACCGCTTTACTTTGTGCTGTACTAAAATGATAAATAGTTAAAGGGCAGTTTAAATTCTGTAATGAATTATGATTATTTAAATTCTCAATCCTTATTGGTCTGAAACCGTCCAAACAAACATAATCAAAACACCTCCAAAAGTTAAGATAGCCATTTATTCCATAATACCTTTCATTATGCGTATAAGCGTAATTTAAAGCATTATTTATTTCTGTAGGCTCAAACACTTCGTCCGCATCAATAGTTAGTATTAAATCAAATCCTTGTGAATATTTTTTTGCCACACTTCTATGTATATTTTCTGCTCCATAAAATTCAGCTTCATCCCAAATTAATTTATTTCCTAAAACTTCCTCACAAACTTTTCTAATATCTTCTGCTTTGTCAGGACAATTCAAAATTGTTTTAAATCCATGCGAAGGCTTATGTACATAACTGATAACCATTCCTTCTACATGGTCTTTAATTGATGTTAAACTTTCTTTTAAGTATTCTAATCCATAATGGATTGTCATAAAACCCAATGTTCTCATTTTACTAATTTTATAATGTTTTCTACTTGATGTTTAAATGTGTTTCTATTTAATACTAATTGTTGCCCGTTATAAGCAATTTGTTTTCTTTCATCTTCATTCTCTAAATAATAATCAATTTTATTTTTTAAATCTTCTATTGAATCAAAATAAACTAAGTGTTTATAATTTTCATAATCCTGTTCCATTTCTGCATGTTTATAAGACAAACAAAATGTTCCGCTTCCTAAAATTCTTAAAAGCCTATCTGAATTATATCTTGCTACATTATAATGACTGCAATTTATAGCAATCTTACAACCACGATACCATTTAGCTTCCTCAAATTGTGAGTGATTAGCATTTCCGTTTCCTTTTGCCCATCCATTGCCAAATAAACCAAATTTACTTTGTAATTTAATACTTAATTCTTTTGCTAAATTAATTCGATATTCAGACAATGGAAAATAACCAGCACCATAATTGTTAGCCATAAACAATACCTCATAATCATTATAAGAATCGCCAATGCTATTGTAAATATTTTCATCATAACCAATTTCAAGATATTCAGAATCATAACCTAATTTTTGCATTTCTCTTACATCTTCCATATTACTGAAAGCTGTTAAACTAACAAAAGGTGCAGCATCAACCATCCATTGTGGTACACTATTTCTTTTGTCTCCAGTCCAATTAATTACATAAGAACCATTGCTTTTTAAATAATCAAAGGTTTGATTTCCTACTATATTTTCAGCTTGTATTTGAAAAAATACAACGTCAGGTTTACATTCATTAAACTTCTGTAAAATCTTTACATTTAAATGCTGTTCGCCTGTACTTAATTCAAAATAATTTTCATTTCCTAAAACGTCTTTAAATGCTTTTTGAAATCCGTTCTCTATTTCAGAAACGCAAAGTCCTATGTGTAATAATTTCATTAGTGGTGAGGAAAAATAAAGTGATAAGGTTCGCTTATTCTGTCTGCTGCTTTATAAGTTCTATGCTGTGATAAATGTAAATGAATTGCATGAATTGTTTTTGAAGGATTTAATACATTATAACCAGCTTGTTTTAATTCCCACGCTATACGATTATCACATCCTGCAGTTCCTAAATGGTAATTTGCATCCTGTAATTTCTTAACTGCTCCATTAAATACCCATGCATCTTGACTGTCTTTTCTATCAAATAAAACAGCAAGTCCATTTTCTTGGTAATCCCAACGACTTAAAGCAAAACAGTCATCCTCACGCATAAAACGAGAAAACAAAATTGTTTCATTAAAATAAATATCACTATTTGCTATTACATTAATGCAGTCAGGATAATCGTTTGTAAGTTCAAATATCTGTTTGTAGGTTAATCTATCTGTTAAACTAAAAACCTTATTAAAGTGTTTTAATGAATGATTTAATTTTGAACATGAATCAATTTCCTTTTGTCTTTCAATATTTTCTTGTTGATAGTATTGAACAAATAAATTAAGTGGCTTAAATTCATACTCACCATTTACCGCTTTCCTAAAATAGTTTTGTGCTTCCAACTTTATATTATTTTCTTTTATCCAATTTGTCAAAAGCATAACTCCTTCCGTTACGCATGAAGAACAATTTATATTAACTGCATGGTTGCATAAAGTTTTACATAAATCAAACAATTCATTTAGTCTTTGTTTTGGATTATCTAAAACCGATTTTACTCTATTTATTAATTCACTATTCATTTAATAAACCTAATTCTCTAAGTTTTTTTCTGCTCCAATTTAAACCAGCTTTACCGCCCCAAAGCAAATAACTAATCGTTCCACAGGCTTCTGTATTGCTTTCATCGTAATATGTTTCTGCTCTGCTTAAATATGAATACATGCGTTGTATTGTATCAATACTAATTTTTTCTTTATCTGCTAATTGCTGAGCACGAACTTTTCCAACTTGCGTTGCACATTTATTATTTACTTTATCATTTAATTCAATTCCTCTTTTTGCATTGTTTGAAACGCTATCTGGGTAATCATTGTAACTTTCAGCATTCAAATAATTAGTAAAGTGTAATCCAATAGTATCAATTTGCTTAATAACATCAATGTTGTTATCATAATGTTTTGTTATTCCTAACTCTTTAATTTTTTCAACTTTTGCTTTATTTGAGCCTGTTGCATAAACTCTTGAAATAGGAATATTTAAACTTCTTGCAACACTTAACATTCCTGTTCTGTTTTGTCTTCCTGAAATTATATATAAATCTCCTTCGGTACTTTTAGCAAGTTCTTTTCCTTTATCAGTTGTTAAAACTCCATCAAAATCAAAAGATATTTTAACCGCTCCATAAGTATCTAATTTTGATTGACAAACTACATACCTTTGTTCATTTTCAGGAAATTCAGAAAGCATCTGTGAATCTCCCATACAACGCTGAATAAACTCATCGTTTGTTTCTCTTGGTCTTGGTCTTGGCATAATAAAATAAGTTTAACAAATATAAAAAAAAAAGCCCCACATGAGTGAGGCTATTAATAATAAAATTTTTTGATTAGGTTAAAGCATCTAAGTATGCTTGGTTAGTTGCTAAACTTGCAGCTGCATTTACTCTAAAAATATTTGGTGCGCTTGTTTGTTCACCGCTTAAAGTTAGCATATATGCTGTTGAATCATTTAACAATATTCCCGAACCTCCTTCACCTGCTGTTGCGTTTAATCCTTTTTCAATTCCTAAAACGTAAATCTTTTCATCATTACCTTCCATAAATACAACCATATCATCAGCATTCGCTAATTGATTAAGTGATTCAAGTTCTGAAGGTGTTGAATAATACAATGCCATCATAGCTGTATGATTAAAAGTATTAATATTTTCACCTGCTGTTAAAGGAAATGCAAAAGAATTTTTATCACGTTTTCCTGTAAATGTATATAGCTTTGTAGGTAAACTTCCACTTGTAGCCATTGAAACAGTATTAATATAACCGTTTGAATCTGTAGTGTAAGTAATATTACCTTTCAAGCCAATCCAAACACGTTTATTAACACCACCAACTTTATTTAGTGCGTCACATGCTGGATTTATTCCGCTTATTAAGTCATTACAATTTGTTGCCATTTTTTTATTTAATTAAATTGTTAAGGGAGTGGTAACACTCCCATTAAATTAGAATCCTGCGAATACGTTTAACTCACCGAATGCATAGTTATAACCAGCTTTGTAACGTAAACGTGTGTAGTTTTTGTCATCTGTTTGGTCATACCACATTTGAACCTGTGAAGTTGAAGTTAAGGTATCTGTAGCTAAATAATGATTATCAGCTTTTGTTAAGATAGCACGATAAGGAGTTGAAATTGCAGCTGGTGAACCAGTAGCAAAATCAGTCGCTAAATACTTATCTAAAACCCCTAAAGATACCATTGGAATACCTCTGTAAGTGATACCAGTTAAACCATTAACTAAAGCATTTCTTTGCTCAACAATTCCATAAGCAGTTGATGAAAGGTATTTAACCCATGCTTTGTAAATGTTATCAGTAACTAATAATACTTTTTGAGAATCTTCAATAAATTTTAACTCATAAGGTTGTACATCGTAAATTTTAGAATCTAAAGTATTAACGATATTTGAAGTATTAATATCAGATGCTGAAACAGTACCGCCATAAACTGTACCATCGCCTGCTAAATAACCAGCTTTAATCTTTTTAAATACACCATCAAATTGAGTGTAATCGCTATTGCTTAAAGTTGTATCACCTAAGAACATAACACGGAATAAATCACGTGCTGCAGCTTCGGCAACTCTTTCAAGTACATAAGCTTCAATTTCTGTACCTGTTAAGTCATTAATATCAGCACCTTTTTTTCTTACGATTTCTGCAATCGTTGAATCAAATACAGCAGCACATTGTTCTAATTGTGCTTGCATATTTGCAACTGACAAAGTAAATGAACTAACTGCAATACCAGTTCCTGTTTCTGTGTTTTGACAAGTTGTAAATTTCTTTGTGATTTTATCCAAGTAATTGTCTTTGTACATAATCTTATTTGATTGTACATCTTCAACTAATTGAAACCCTAATTGGTCTACTCTTGCATAACCAGCAAGTTTTTTCATAACCAATTCTCTAAATTCTGATTGTTTACCTGTATAAGTTGTAAACGAAGTAACTACTGCCATTTTGTTTTGTTTTTAATTTTTAATTTTGATTTTTTATTTTATTGATTGCCCATGCTCCAAATGAATTGTCGCTTGTAGCTTCTTTTTTAGTAAAGTCTTGTTCACTTGCTTGAAAGTTTGAACCTTTACCAATAACCACTTTTTTAAGTGATTCAAATTCGTTTTTAAATGCGTTAAATTCTTTTTCTGATTTTGTTTTTTCAGCTTTTACAGATTCTAATTCAGAAGTTAATTTTGCTTTTGTTTCTTCTAATTCTGAAATCTTAGCAATCAAATCTTCCATTTTAGGTTCTTCTTCATCTTCATGCTTTTTAGCTTCCGCTTCAACAACCTCTGTAACTACACCGCCAGCAATTTTAATTACACGATTATTTGAATCAGTATAATCTCCATCAGGTGCAGGTGTTTCGTTTCCATCAGCATCTAATAAGTAAGCCGATTTTCCTGTTAAATCTTCTGTTTCAGATTCAACATATAATAATACTTCATTTCCGCTTGCATCCTTAACTGGCATTTCCATGTTTAATGTAACACCGTTTATTAATGCAGCTAACTTCGTGAATGACCTTTTAATCCACGAAACTGATTGCTCATTTTTATTCATTTTTATTTGTTTTGGTTTATTTTCTGTTGCTACATAAGCAACTAATTTATACGGTTTATAATTTACGCTTGTTGAAATTATTTCATTTGCAAATCCTAACTCAACTGCCTGTTCGCTTGTTAAGTCTGTTGCCTTTTGCATTAAGGTTTCTAATTGTTCAACCGATGTTCCTGTTTGCCTTGAATAGAAATCTAAAATCTTTTTTTGTTCAGCTTGTAAGCTTTCGCCTAAAGAAATTAAATCATCCGCTTCCATTGGTGTTGGTGAGTCAGGTTGCCAGTACGGGTTATGAATAAAGAAACGAGAATTTTCATGCAACTTTCTTACTTCACCAGCCATAAAAATAATAGTTGCTATTGAGCCAACCATTCCTTCGCCTATTGTAGTAATTTTTTTACCGCTTGTTTTTAGTTTATCATAAATTGCCCATCCTTCAACAACAGAACCGCCACCACTATTAATTGCAACATGAATATCTGTAACATCACTTTCTAATGAATCTAAAAACTTTTTAAGTGCTGATAAATTAAAGGTTTCACCACCTCCGAATAAAGACATTAAATCTGCGCCACCAATGTAACCTTCTATATTTAATTTTGCAACTTTCATATTAATATGTAAATTTATTCAAAGTAAAAAATTTATATTTGCTTTTTATTATTACTTAATATATAAATGTCAAAGAAACCCAAAAATTATAAAGTATATCAAGTTTGTTTAGGTTCGACTACATTACATAAATTTGAATGTGATTTATCGGATAGTGAACAAAGAGCATCGGCAAAAATTCGTGATATACTTAAAGATTATTATAAAGACAAAGAACCTTTTGGGTGGAAAGATTACGTTAAAAAATTAAAGTGAACTAACATTAATTGCTCTTTGTACGCTTCCCTGAGTTTTATTTATATCAGTAACCCTTACAACTGGATTTGGCATATTTTCAATAAACTTTTGCATCATTATTTGGTTTGCTAATATATTTGATGTTTCCATTCCTGCACTCCTTCCTGTAAAACCACCATCAAACATGCCGCTAATGTGTGGCATTGGATTACTCATTCCTAACCTCATGTTTTCTAATTGTCCAGCAAGTGCTGAACCTTTACTTGTATTTAAAACTCTTGAAGGAATTACATACTCATCTTTATGGTAAGTGTAACTTTTACTTCCTAAGTTAGTAGAAACTTCATGTGGATTTCCTTCGCCTGTATAACCGCCTTCCTCAAATGAATTAATTAATTGCTTAGCCTGAACCATGTTTGAAGTAATCGCAACTAAACCTGCCGCTAATTTTCCATAAGCCGCTAACCCTCCAGTCATAACATTATCAGGTGAAGCAGGAGAAAAAGCTGTTGCTGTTAAATTTGAAATTGCAATACCTGTGTTTGCTGCAATATTTATTAGTGCAGCCATTTTTGCAAAAGCTCCTTGTTGTTGTTGGTCTTTAGAAAGTAATGCCCCTAAATTAGTTATTACTTGCATTGTTTGAGTAACTGATTGTACTTCCGCTTGTCTTATCTTTGCTTTTTCAGCTTCCTTTGCTCTTAGTAATTCTATTTCTTGGTTATCATACTTTGCTTGTATTTCTCTATACTTTGCTGAATATTCATCTAATCCGTAAAGCTCTTGTTCTCTTTGTGTATTTAATAATTCTTGTTTTGCTTGAAATTGTGTATCTAAATTTTCCATTTGGTCTTGAAAATTAACCTCATCAACCAAACGTAATTCTTCTATGATAGCATTTTGCTGTGCCCTTCTAAATTCAATATCTTTATCAAAATTTTCTTTTTGTAATTTCTTTTCTTCTTCTGCTTGTCTTTTTTGTAGCTCTAACATTTTAGTATCAAAGTCAGTTTGAGCTTTATACCTTTCTTCATAAGTAGCTTCTTGGTTATCTAAAATAATTTGTAATCTATATTTTTCTAATGCAATTTCATCATCAACAGTCGATTGTTTTAAATTTTTACTTGCTTGTATATTTGTTTCCAACATTTGAATTTCTTCTTGTTGGTTCTTTTTTATACCTTCAATTAATTCTTTTCTTCTTGCTAATTCTTTATTAATTTCTTCTTGATTTACTTTATCTCTTTTTTCTTTTGCTGACTTTGCTACCTCTGAATTTATTTTACCTATTTCAATATTTGATGTTTTAATTATATTTTGTTTTGCTTTTTCAAATTCTGCTAAATTCTTTTTTGTATCTCCATTATATAATTGCCCATCTTGAAATTGTTTTTCTAATTCTTTTAATCTTTCATCACGTTCTCTTTTAGCATCTTCTATTGCGTTTTGAGTTGTTGATTGTCTTGCTCTTCTTAAATTATCTTCACTGGATTTTATTGTCTTTGCGTATTCACCTCTTGCATCGGAAATACGTTTGCTAATTTCTGCTTCCTTAACAGCTCTATCGCTACTTGCTTTTATTAAATCTAATTGTAATTTATCCCATTGCTTTTTCTCTTCATCATTTAAACTTCCTTTTTTCCTTTGTAAATCATTCAGAATATTAATTTGGCTTTTAATATTATTTTCAGTTGATTTTAATTTTTTAACTTCTAATTTATCGGTATTCTGCCCTGCCGCTTTTGCTAATGATATTTCAGCATTATATCTTTCTTCAATTAATTTATTTTGTTCTTCTAATCCTTCACCTAATGCTTTTGCTGTTTTTTCAGCTTCTTTATTTGTTAAACCTAATGCATCTGTTAAGGCATAAAAACTATCTTTTAAAAATGTAATAACTTTATCTAAAATACCAAACTCTTTTAATAACCACATAATCCCCTCAATTATTAAAAATATAGGAATTGCTTTCATGGATGCTGATAAACCATCTAATCCAAGTTTGAATTTATCCATGTCAAACTTAGTTAGTGATTCTTGCAATAAACCCATTGATTGAGTTAATCTTTCAACTCCTGTACCTTTAAATGCTGTGGTTGCATCTTTTACATCGTCTAATTTATCTTTTAATTCAGCAAGTTTTTCAGCTGCGCCTGCTTCACCCCTAACTACTGCAGCAGTATATTGTTTTATTTGTTCTCTTAATTCTTTTATTGTGTTTGCTTCTTCAACACCTCCCTGAATTCTTTTTTGTAGTAATGATGGTATTTTTTCCTCAATAGATATTCTTTTATTTTCTAAGTCAATTCGCTCCTGTAATAATACTTTGTATAATTTAGAATCAATATTAACTTTATCTAAGGCATCCCTATTTTCTTTTATTTGCTGTTTTAATTTACCATAAGAACCTTCAGCAAACTTTGCAGCAGTATTAATGCCACCTAATGCGTTTGTATTTGCTTTTAAAGCATCATTCTGTTGTTTTAAATTTGCAGTTAATTGTTTACTGGCTTCTTGTGCTCTATAAAATTCTTCACTTCCAATAGTAGCCTCTTTATAAATATTTTTAACAGCTTTTAGTTCCTCTTCTAAACGCTTAATATTATTAACTGTCTCGTTAAGATTTACTTCAAATAGTTTAACCTCTGCCATGTTAGTTTATTTTTATTAATTCAACTTTTGTGCTTTCATTTGATGTATAGTCGAATTGATTTATTTTGCTTAAAAAGAAATATGAATTGAATTCTGAAATATAAATAGGATAAAAATAATTCAGGTTTATAATATCTAATATGTTTAATCTAATATCTGTTTTAACTATTTTAAGATTTTGTAAAATAGCAATTAAATCAACTGAATAATCTAATTGGTTTGATGAAAAACCTGCTGAATAACTTTTAATTGAATCAATAAACCAAGTCATAGGAATGTTACTTGAAACTATTGTGTTTGTTGTTCCGTCTGTGTAAGTAACTGAAAAATTATCTTTGTACTGATAACACGTTCTTGAAGTAACTCCGTTTTTAAAACTTGCTGAATCAATTAAGGAAACACCATCATGTAAATTTATATAAACAACTTTTCTATTATTTAACCGCTTTACTGTTTCGCTTGGTGCAAAAGGACTTTCATATAAGGTTTTTTCTATTTCTAAATTTTGATTATTTATAAGTATTATTCCATTACTTCCGTTTGGTATTGTATCAACAAATTTATCTTCTTTATGTTTAATTATATTTCGTTGTCCGTATGAATCTATTTTAAATTCAATTGAATGGTCTTCTGTTTGGTCTAATTTATTGCTCCAATCAACTGCGTTTTGTATGTTACTTTTAATTTCTGAAAATTCAAATAAAGTTACTTTTCTATTGTCTTCATCAACTATTGGGATTAAACAATAACGAACACAAGTATCTTTAAATAAATCACTTTGCTTTATATCTGCTAAACAATTATTTGTGCTAACTAAACCACCAAAGGCTAAACCCTCATTTAATTTAACTTGAAAAGTATCGCCTGTTGATGTACGTGCTGAAATATTTGAAGTCATAAAACCTCCTAAAAAGTTTGTCGCTGTAAAATAGGCTGTTGCATAACATTCAATGCTTACTTGGTCTCCTTCTTCTAATGTTAAATCAATATCCTTTTGTATTAATTCAGTAAATGTAATATCCAATCTTCCATCCTGCCCATTTATAATTGAATAATTATTATACTCATGGTTTTTAGTATGTATTAAAGTTAAAGTATTATTTAATCTTATAAACCATTCAAAGGTATGTTTAACACCAAAAACAGGGACTTGTGAATCACCGTTTGAATTGTTTACCCAATGTAAAGCGTTTTTATAATTTGCATTTATA